CATGCGCAAAGGGCGGCTGCCAAAGAACGCCCCGGTGCATATGCAGGCCATGCACAAGCTGTCCATGGAGGAGATTCGCGGGGCGGTGGAGGGTAGCAGTTCGAACGACGTTCGGTCGCGTTTAGCGTGGAAGATCATCCACGAGTTCGCGCCGCAGGCCGAGGCGTCGGACAACTTGTGGGTGCAGTTGGTGTATGGGCTGGCGGGTGCCGGTTCTTGAATGTGTTGAATGTGTTGAGTGTGTTTTGAATGTGTTACACATTCAACACATTCAAGGAAAGGCAGGGTCGGATCGTTGCAGTGCGCGCTGTAAAGCGCACTGCACGTCCACCATCCGGTAGAGTTATCCACAGAGTTATCCACAGGCTGGGTTGGTTTTGAGTTCTTGAGTGTGTTGAATGTGTTGAGTGTGTTTTGACTATAGGCAACACATTCAAGCCAACACATTCAAGAGAAAAAGAGTTGCTTAAAAAAGAGGCAGGATTTTGAAATGACACAAAGTGCAATAGAGAAGGCGCTGGCAACCCCTGCCGGCATGGTCCTAGAGAAGCTGCGGGCGGAGCTAGGGGGGCGATGGCTGGAACCCGGCGATGACCCCGACGATCGGGTCAAGTGCGACGAGTGCGCCTGCAAGATGACGGCCTTTGCCGTTATGCGGTTCTCGTCAGATCAGTTCGAGCGCATACGCAAGAACAACCTCAAACCCACCCAGTGGATGTTCGGGGTGGCCCGAATAAAGAACGGCCGGGTCACGGTGCCGTACCAGAACACCTTCTGCACGGCCACCAATCTGGACGTGCTGCCGATACCGCACCGCTGCCACCTGTACAAGCCAAAGGGCGCCCCGGTCGAGGAAGGGGTAAACTGGTTCGATGACGACCCGGCCACGCCAGCAGCAGGAGCACAACGAGCAGACCAAGCTGGTGATGTGGGTGCGGTCGTTCCTGCCCGAGGTGCTGATCGTGGCGATACCCAATGGTGGGACTAGGAACCCCAAGGAGGCCATCAAACTGAAAAGTGAGGGGGTACTAGCCGGAATGCCCGATCTCGCGATTTTGGAGCCTTCCGGGGCCTTCCATGGCCTGTTTATTGAGATGAAGACCGAGGACGGCGTGGTCAGTGATGCGCAGAAGAAAATACACGCGGTGCTCAAGCAGCGCCATTATGTCGTGCGGGTCTGCCGGTCGTTCGAGGAGGCCAAGCGCGAGGTGCTGGATTATCTCAAGCACGCAAAATAAAACCCGCCGAGGCGGGTTTGTTTTTAATTCCAAAAATACAGCATGTAAATAAACATCGGCCCCCACAGGAGGGCCACGAATATTATTGCCCCGAGCAGGTCAGATAATATTTGCTTCATGCGGCCACCTTGGTCAGCTTGGCCTGACGCTCACGCAGGGCGTCGATCTCGGCCCACAGCTTGACGGCGTAGTCCTCGCTGATGTCCGCGCCCTGAGCGGCAAGGGTGTCGTGGCAGTCGATCAGGGCGCGGCGGCAGGTGTAGAAGTCGTAGGCCTTGACCTTGTTGGTGAAGACGGCGTGGTGGTTGTTGTAGTTCATGGTGAGGGCTCCTGAGGTGTTGGCGGGGGCCAAGGCCCCCGGGTTGATTAGCGGGAGGTGCAGCGCACCGAGAACGAGGCGGCCACGGTGGTAAAGCGGTCCACGTCGGCCTGCTCGGGCTTCAAGGACAGCAGGTCCTGCACCTGCTTGGCGCCGTGCTCGGTTGTGGGGTCCACGCCGGACCAGCGCACCACCGTGGCGGCCAGCACCGACAGGTTGTCCACGGCCTTGCGGTTGGCCTCCACGACCGTGGCCTTGAAGAGGTTACCCTCGAAGACCTTGTCGCCGCCGGACGTGGCCTCGTTCTTGAACTCGTCCTTGATGGCGTCGGCCTGCTTGGTCAGTTGGGAAATTTGCGCCAGCAGTTGGCCGAGGCGGTCAGCAGGGGCGGCGGCGTTGATGTCGATGATTTGCATGTCGTTCTCCGGTTTCAGGTTTAAGGGTTGTGTCGTTGTTGACAGGTCCGATGTTACAGGTGTTTCCGGCAACAAACGAACTATTTGAAAAATAATTTTATGGTTGTTGCATCCACGCCACACCACAAGACCTTGGGCTTTTTGACGTAACGCTGCACGGTGTACTTGAGCCACGTCACGCCCACCGGGTAGCTCGGTGGCCGGATGCCGATGCAGAACAGCAGGCCGCCGGGGGTGGTGTAGATGGCGCGGCTGCCGCGTGGCAGCAGCACCCGGGCCGTCTCGTCACCGACCGACAGCCCAACCACCTTGGCCGGGCTGTAGTCCGGACCAAGGCGGCGGTGGCACTGCTCGGTGTTCCTGCACAGCATGACGCCGTTGACGGTCATCACGCCGGCATCGGCGTAGTGGTTGACGCCACACCGGGCGCAGGTGTAGATGACCTGCGACATGGTCAGGCCGCCTGCCTCACGGCTGCACGCAGGGCCTGCTCGACCATGCCGGCCACCCACGCGTGCTTGGCGCCGATGTTCCAGTAGGTCATGTCCTTGATGGCCTTGCCGTCCGATCCCATGTAGTTGTGGCCGTTCTTCCAGTTGTAGATGCAGGCCACCGTGCCGTCCGAAAACATGAGGTCCCAGCCCGCGTCGCACTTCATGTCGTCGACGTTGGTGTGGTGGGGGCCAAAGGCGGTGCACAGGTCCTCGTATGAGGCCTCTAGGTGCCCTTGCAGGCTGGTAAAGCTGACGTTGATGTCGCCGTCGTTGTGCGTCTTGAATTCCATGATTTTCTCCAGTGTAAGGTGATGGGGGCCGAGGCCCCCGGGGTGATTACAGGTAGGCGTGCTCGTAGGCTGCGACGAACTCGTCGGTGGACTTGCCCTGCTTGAGTTGGGCAAGGCCGTCAGCGAGGCTCCACAGGGCCTTGTTGAGCTTCACGTTCTCGTTGACGCCACCCACCTCGCGGGTGGACATGCGGCGGCCAGTGGCGCTGCGGCCACGCACGCCGCCGCGAACCAAGTTCTCCTGCACGCGGTTGAAGGTCGTCCATAGGTCGTCCTTGTAGTCAGCGTGGCGCTGGGGGTGCAGCACGCCGAAGGTGTTCACCGGGGCAGCGCCTTCGTCCCAGCGGAGCTGGAGCGCTGAGCTTGCGAAGACGTGCTGCTCTTGGTCTGTCAGGGTGATGGACTTGTACTCGGCGATGCGGTCGGTGACGGCCTCTGCGGCCTCCACGACGCGCCATGAGGCGTCGATCACGTCGCCCACCACGTTGCCGCTGTGGCGCACGCGGATGTCGTCGTGCACGTTGCCTGCGATCAGGCCGTTGGAGCACACGAAGCGGAACACGCCGGACATGATTTGGTAGGAGCTTGTGCCGTCGTGGCTGTTGACCAAAACGATCTCGGGCACTTCCTCGGTGGTCTGAATGTGCGAGGCGTGGCGCAGGCGCACGAGGTGCTTGGTGTGCTCACGCTTGCTGGAGTCACGCACGCGGGTCTGACGCACCTCGTAGGGCTCGAAGCCCTCGGCACGCAGGCCGTCGATCACTTGGATCGTGGGGATGAAGCTGTAGCGCTCGCCACGGCTTTCGTGCGCCTCGTGGGCCATCACGCTGGGCGCGAAGCGGGCGATCATGTCGTTGGACAAGGGGGACTGAGCGCGGAAGGTGGCTTGATTGGAAGAGCGGCCAAAGTGGTACATGGTGAAGTCCTTTTTTACAGTTTAGGGTTTAGCGTTTTGTCGTTGTCGACGGGGTTGATGTTATCACTGTTTCCGGCAACAACAATCTTTTTTTTCAATCTTGACTAATTTGTGGGGTTATAGCTTTCAGGCCCACTGCTCGTCGGCCACCTCGCGACGCTCGAGCGCCACGTCGGCGGCCTGACCGTACTGGACGTAGGCGTCGGAGCCGTAGACGGCCCGGCCGGGGGTCCAGCGATCGAACGCGATCGGCAGCTTGCCACACGCCAGCCGGGCGCTCAGGCCCTCGGCAAAGCGCAGGGCGTTGGGCATGATGCGGTCGGCGAACATGGCCGAGCCGAAGACGTGCTCGAACGTGTCGCCGTGCTCGTTGTAGGCCACCACCACGGCCTGCACGCCGTAGACGTGCCCGCGAGGGTTGGTGTAGTCGGCCATCTCGGGGTTGACGCCCAGCACGACGAGGTCGTCGCGCACTGAAAAGCCGGTGATGTTGTGGGTGTTGGTCATGTCGTTTTCTCCAGTTGATTGAAAGGCCCCTAGAAGGGGCCTAGATGGCATCAAATTACGTTCAGGCCGGTGACGTCGAGGGAGTTGGCCAAGCGGCCATTGACCGCGATGCTGCGCTCGATCTGCTTGAGCGTGGGCTTGTAGGAGCCGCTGTAGTCGGACCACTGGCCGCACTTGTGGGTGCCCTCGAACCAAACGAGGTAGATGGCGAGCCTTGATATCACGCCCACGGTGTAGACCTGCGCCTCGTCGTGCTCGGTGCGCACGATCAGTTGGCCTAGGTAAATGTCCTTCAGTTCAAGTTGCTTTGTCATGTCGTTTCCTTCGGTTTCAGGTTTAAGGGTTATGGTGAGATTCTCACCGTACAGCCCGGCACGCCGGGCTGTACGTTGGGTTATCAGACCGAGCGCTCTGCGATGAACTGTTCGGCCTTGCGGATGTCGTCTTTAACACCGTCCAAGGCCACGCTGAGTTTGATCCAATTCACGCGACTTTGAGAGGCCAGTTCGGCCACCAAGTTGGTGTAAAAGTAGCTAAGTGCGCCGTAGGCAATGATTGCGCCGGACATGGCCTTGCCGGCGTCCACCAGCGCGTCGATGCGATCGTCGACCTTGCGCTTTTGGGCCAGCAAGCCGTTTGGGTTCAGGTAGTGGAACAGGGCTACATCACGGTTAGACCATGTCTTGAGGTTGGGCTTGTCTGCGTCGCGGGTGATGGTGTTGAAATCAATCATGTCGTTTACTCCGGTTTAGGTTTGTCGTTTGCTGCTGTCAAGACTCGAATTCTACAGATGTTTCCGGTAACGTCAACGCATTTGTTTTAATTGAAAACTGCAAGTCGATTAGTTTTTCCTATCGCAGTTTGCTGGCCTGTGCGACCATCAAGCCACTGAAAAAGAGCGCGTGATGCGCCTGCGCACGCGTAGCATGAAGCGTGCCAAGTGCCAAAAAATGGCTTATGCACCAAAATGGTGAAAACGCCTAAAAGGGGCCTAGAAGGGCCGCGTTTCCGGTAACCTAGGGGGTAGGTGCCTAAAATACTTGTGATCGCTTCTAGGGGTGTTTTAACGCGTTTTAGAGGGGGTAGGGTTATCCCTAGTTTTGTGGATAACTTGGCCTTTTTTGGCAAAAAAAATGTGGATAACTCTCCGACCACTGTGGATATGTATAACCTGTGGATAACATCCTGTGGATAACTTTCTTGGTTATCCACAGGAAGGAATAAGCTGTGGACAAGTTGCGTTGCCGGGTGAAAGTGTGGTAGATTTCGCCGCATGAGCGACCTCGAGCCAAATCAGCAAATTACCAGCGAGCCTGCTAAACCCAAAGCGAAGCGGGGCGGTGCGCGCCCAAACAGTGGCGGCGCCCGACCCGGTTCAGGCAGACCAACTGGGCCGGGCGTGCAGGAACTGCGCAATGCGCTGATGACCAAAGTGCTGAGCGAGTACAAGATCACGCCGTTGCAGTACATGCTGGCCGTGCTCAACGGTGAGGACGCCGAGGCCACCAGCAAGGCCGACAAGCAGTGGGCCGCTAACGCGGCGGCGCCCTACATGCATGCCCGCCTGTCGCAGGTCAACGCGACCACCGACAACAAGCACACCATCGACACCACCGAGGCCGCTGCCCTGACCAAGGACATCGTCGGCTCCATGTTCGGGACCTGACCCTTGACCGAGGTGGCCGAGCGCCCGAAGCTGACGCAGGCCGAGGTCGAGGCCAAGCTGGCGACTCTGCCCCTGTACGCGCTCAAGGCGGTCAAGGCCCGCACCGCGTGGCTCAAGACGGCCCACGACTACCAAGTGCCCGAGCGCGACTCCCTGTGGGACTCGTGCCATATCTACTTGCTCCTTGCGGGTCGCGGCGCGGGCAAAACTCGGGCGGCCGCTGAGTGGCTGTGGTGGCAGGCTTGGACCAACCCGGGCACGCGCTGGCTGATCAGCGCCCCAACGGCAGCCGACGTGCGCGACGTGGCGTTCAGCGGTGACTCCGGCATCTTGACGGTCTGCCCGAAGGAGATCATCAAAAGCCACATGGTTACCACGGCGGAGATACAACTCATAAACGGAAGCATCATCAAGGGCATCCCGGCGTCGGAGCCCGAGCGCTTCCGGGGGCCGCAGTTCCATGGGGGCTGGCTGGACGAGCTTGCTGCATGGGACCAGCTAGACGAGGCGTGGTCGCAGATTCAGTTCGGCATGCGGCTGGGCAAGCATCCGCGCCTGATGTGCACGACGACGCCCCGGCCCAAGCCGCTGATCTTCGACCTCGTCGAGCGCGACGGCCACGACGTCTGCTACGTCAGCGCCACGACCTACGACAACCTCGACAACCTCGCGCCCACCTTCCGGGCGCAGATACTCCAGTACGAGAACACCGCGCTGGGCGAGCAGGAGATCAACGCGGTGCTGCTCGACCCGAGCGATCACGGCATCATCAAGCAGTCGTGGTTCCGGCTGTGGGACGCGGACCGGCCGCTGCCCATGTTCACCATGGTGATCCAGTCCTACGACTGCGCCACCAGCGAGAAGACGCAGAACGACAGCACGGCCTGCGTCGTGCTGGGCGTGTTCAAGCCCGAGGACCGGCCGACCAGCGTGATGGTGATCGACGCGTGGTCTGAGCGCATCCAGTACCCTGACCTGCGGGCCAAGGTGATCGAGCACTACGGCGAGGTGTACGGCGACCCGGACGAGTTCGGCTCGGGCAAGAAGACCGACATCATGCTGATCGAGGACAAGAGCGCGGGCATCAGCCTGATCCAAGACCTCCAGCGTGCCGGCATGCCTGTGCGGGCCTACAACCCCGGCCGGGCCGACAAGGTGCTCAGGGCCAACCTCGTGGCGCCGATCATCGAGCGCGGCCTGCTGTACCTGCCCGAGAGCGACCGCACGCCCGGCACGGCGCGCTCGTGGCTCAAGGACGCCATCAACCAGTGGTGTGCCTTCCCCGAGGTCCGGCACGACGACTACGTTGACGCCCTGACCCAAGCGTTGCGCTACCTCAAGGATGCAGGGATAATCCGCATCGACCCAGCGGACATCCCCGACGAGTACGCGGACGACGTCCGCCCTCGCTTCAACCCATACGCCCAATAGGAGCCACGGCCATGGCAAGCATCGAAGACATGATCAAGGAAGCCCAAGGGCCGGTGCCGCGCCGTCGCCAAGACTCGATGCGCGCCACGCCGCGCAACGCCGCGCTGGGCTCCGTGGCCGACCTGCTGGCGGCGGCATCCAGCCCCGAGCGGACCCAGCACATGCAGATGATGGCCGACACGTTCCAGTTGCCGTCCATGGCAAAGACCTTGGACCTGCTGTCCTACGGTGAGCCGCTGACCACCGGGGCTGGAGGCCTTGGCGGCACGACCCGGGTCAAGCCCGAGGTGCTGGACACGGCCATGAACTTGGCCCCATTCGCTGGCGACGTACTGGCGGCCACCAAGGGCCTGCCGGTCGGGCTGGGCACCAAGATGGTATCGAGCAAAGCGGCCAAAGCTGTGACCGAAGCCGAGCCCAAGATGTCAGAGGCGCAGAAGGCCGTGATAGCCCGCTTCAACAAGGAACAACAGGCTAGCCCCTCGTCGGCCTTAACCGGGGCATTGGCGCCATCTAAGCAGCCGGTGAGGGGCAACACCAGTGCTGAGCTTCAGCGCATGCAAAAGGGCGCTTTAAACGACGATCAGAAGGAACTGCTTGAAATTTATTCGCAGAAGCACCCCGGCTTTGGCGAGGCGGCCAAATTCATGACGCCGCAGGAACTGACCAAGATTCTTGGCAACCCCAACGGCATCCGCGAGATGACCCGGCTGCTCGAGGTGCTGCCGCAGGCCAAAGAACTGGCCTCGGTCACCAAGGCTGGCGCTGAGAAGCAGGGCTGGTATCGCGCCTCGACGCAAGCTTTGATTGACGTGTTCGGTGTCGATGACGCGCCACGGTTTGCCGCGCTGCTGGCCGCCCAGTCCCCACAGACGTCTGTGGAAATGAACCTGACCAACTCACTGAACACTTGGAAGAACTGGACGGCAGCCGGGCGCCCAACCGACGCCAAGTCGATCAAGGCCATCATGGGCCAGAGTGTCGCCGGTACGAAGGGCGAGGAGTCCGTGCTCGACGCATGGGTCAACAACAGCGTGCGCGCCCTGTCCAACCCCGACCCCACCAAGGTCGTGCTGTCTGGCCCCAAGGTTGACTCGTTCTTCCATAACTTGGCCGATGACGTCTACCGCGTGACCAATGACGCGTGGATGTCAAACGGCCTAAAGGTGAGCCAGCAGTCCTTTAGCGGGTCGCCCACGGCCCTGCAACTGGCCGCTGGTGACCCGGGCCTATCCCCCGGCTACATCGGCACCAACGTGCGCATGCGCCAAGCGGCACAGAAGGCTGGCATGTACCCATCGGAGGCGCAAGAGACGGCATGGTCGTGGTTCATGCCCTTGATGGAAATGCAAACCAGCACCGGCATGCCTGCCCGCGAGATATTGCAAAAGGGCCTGCTGACGCCTGAGATGATTCGCGGCACGCCCGACTTCTCCAGTTTGTTGCGCCAAGGCAACTATGGAAAAATCCTTGAGGAGGCTGGATACGGGGACCAATTGGCTGCATTGAAGCCGCACGATTGGCAGCGCCCCAAGTACGACATGTCTATGTCGGACCAGCGCAACTTGGAGGATATTGCCGGTAACCTCGAGAACTTGGGCCGGATGCGTCAAAGCTCTAGGCGATTCACAAGCTTGGGTATGCCTGCCGAGGAGGCCGCGTTACCTGAAACAGGATTCTTCACCAAGAACCAAGAGTACATCCCGGGGCAGGGCACGGGGCATTTGGAGTACCTGATCAATGCGCCTGAGTCGGTCCGCAAGAATGTGTCGTCCAAGCTTTCCAACGCCTTCAACGACCAGCAAAACCGCAATCTTCTGTTAAGTGCCGCTGGCTACGAGCCGCTGCCGACTACGCCATTCACTGGGTCTTTCCGTCCACCGGGAGGCATTGGCAATGTCGGACCAAGGGCCGAGCCACCGTTTATTTCTGAAGAGGCATTCAACCAGCCCGGCATGGGTTTGCGTCCGTCTATGCCCGGAAGGCATGCCATGGAGTCGCAGCCCGGCTATGGTTCAACGGTTGAGTTACCTATAAGATTTAAAGGCGAAGAGCCTTCATTGAACCCAAAAGATCAATCTGTGATGGACGCCATCGCTGCAATTGAAGGCGGCATGACGGCCCAACTTGGAACGCCATACAGCGGCGCCATACCGCATAAAACTGGCCCCGGCCTGTTTGTCAAGTCGGAAAAGAAGGTTCCCGCTGAGAACATGTCGTATGCTGGGTCCATACTTGATCCGGGCACCGAAGCCGTTGCCGACACTGGCCGTGGCGCCACTGTGTTAAATTGGGGCGATCCATTTAACAAAACTCAAGCAGAGAAAATCAAGGAAATGCTTGGCGGAAGTGATGTGCTCAGAGTACATACTCCGGGCAATTACATAGATTACTCGGGTGAATTTGCTGCACCCCAAGGCTCTGGAGCGGTTACCCAGAAGATGCTTGACTACTTCTCCAAGATGCCGAAGTCCAAACAAAATGCTGTCAGTGAAGCTGCCAAGCGTCCTGCCGAAGATGTGTACGACATTTACCGGAAACTGCAAGAGAAAACAAATGAGCCGACCAGAGAAGATTTAATGAACATGCTTGAGATCATTAAAAAATTTGGCATTGCTGGTTTGCCAGCCGCGTTGGCGTCTGGCGTTTCCTTGGCCGGTCAAGAATCTAGCGCAATCCCGCCGTCTGTATCGGACCTTGCCGAAGAGCCAAATTGACTTCAGCTATGACTTCCCTCGGAGCCTCATCCCACCCAAAGCGTTTGAACATGCCAATGACACGCTGCCCATCCTCTCTGATGTACTCGACGGATAAGAATTCTCCATTATTTTCTACGTCTACGACCTTTGCTTTGCGTTCTTCCAGTTCCATGGTTTTTCCTTTAAACGGTTAAGTGGAACCAAATAGTAACATACTTTTTGTTAATTTAAAAAAATCTTTGTGAGAAAAACCATGGCAATTGAATTCCCTCAACCGCAAGAAGACATCACCAGCAGTCCTGAGGACGACGAGGGCATGTCCTTCGACTTGGGCGCCGAGGAGATGTCAGACGTTGAAGAGCAGCCCGACGGCTCGGCCATTGTCCGCATGGAAGAGAAGATTGGTCCTGTTGAGGATGAAGATTTCTACGGCGACATGACCGGCAGCCTGAAGTCATGGGACCTTAGTTCCATCGGCATGAAGTACTTGGACCTGATTGACAAGGACAAGCAGGCCCGCGAGGATCGCGACAAGCAGTACGAAGAAGGCTTGAAGCGCACCGGCCTAGGCCACGACGCGCCGGGCGGGGCGATGTTTCAGGGGGCCAGCAAGGTTGTGCACCCGATCATGGCCGAGGCCTGCATCGACTTCGAGTCCCGCGCTATCAAAGAGATGTTTCCGCCGGACGGCCCCGTGCGCACTAACATTAAGGGCGAGGCAGACCAAGAGGCCGTCGCCCGCGCTGACCGCAAGCGCGACTGGATGAACTGGCAGTTGACTGAGCAGATCGTCGAGTTCCGCGACGAGGAAGAGCAGATGCTGACCCAATTGCCTTTGGGCGGATCGCAGTACCTGAAGATGTGGTACGACGAGCGCAAGCGCCGTCCCTGCGCCGAGTTTGTGCCGATCGACAACGTAATCATCCCATTTGCCGCCGGCAACTTCTACACGGCGCAGCGCGTCACCGAGGTGCACTACATCACCCAGCAGGAGTTTGACAGCCGGGTCAAGTCCGGCCTGTATCGCGACGTGGACGTGGGCTTTGCCAGCATGGAGCCCGAGACTACCGGGCCGGGAAAGGCCAACAACAAGATCGAGGGCCGCAAGTGGCAGGACAACGAGGACGGCCTGCGCCGCGTGTACCACATATACGCGTACATGGACATCGAAGAGGATGAGGAAACTGGCGGCGAAACCGCTCCGTACATCCTGATGGTTGACGAGAACTCCACCGAGGTGCTGGGCCTGTACCGCAACTGGGAAGAGGGCGACGAGACCATGACCAAGCTGGACTGGCTCATCGAATTTAAGTTCATCCCATGGCGAGGTGCCTATGCGATTGGTTTTCCTCACCTCATTGGTGGTCTATCTGCTGCTCTTACTGGGGCTTTGCGTGCTCTGCTGGACACTGCTCACATAAACAACAGCGCCACCATGCTAAAGTTAAAGGGCGCCAAGATGTCCGGCCAGAGCCAGAACATCGAAGTGACCCAAGTGACAGAGGTAGAGGCCGCCCCGGGCGTGGACGACATCCGCAAGATCGCCATGCCGATGCCTTTCAATCCGCCAAATCCTGTCCTGTTCCAGCTTTTGGGCTGGCTGACCGACGCAGCCAAGGGTGTTGTGACCACATCCGAGGAAAAAATTGCCGATGTGAACTCCAACGCGCCGGTCGGCACCACGCAGGCACTGATCGAGCAGGGCGCCGCAGTGTTCTCGGCCATCCATGCCCGCCTGCATGACTCGCAAAAGCGTGTTTTGAAGGTCCTGAGCCGCATTAACCGCTGGTATTTGGACGAGATGCACCGTGGTGAGTCAATTTCCGACTTGGAAATCAGCCGCGATGACTTCAAACGCAATGACGACGTCATTCCGGTAAGCGACCCGCACATCTTCTCCGAGACGCAGCGCATGGCCCAGACCCAAGCGGTCTTGGCGATGATGGACAAGTACCCCCAGCACTTCGACCAGCGTGCGGTTCTTGAGCGCGCCATGCGCCAGATGAAGATTCCTAACCTGAACGAGCTGATGCCTAACTCCACGGACCCCGAGGAGTTGAACGCGGCAGAGGAAAACGCGGCCATGGCTATTGGCCGGGCGGCGTTTGCCTACGCCAATCAGGACCAATTGGCGCATTTGCAGTCTCACTTGGACTTCTGCCTCAACCCAATCCTCGGTGGCAACCCAATCATTGCGCCGCAGTGCATCCCGCAGCAGCTTGAGCACATCAAACAGCACATTACCCTGTGGTATTTGCAGCGCATGAACGGATATGTGACCAAATCCATGAACGGACCCGTCAAAGACTATGGACAGTCTCCGTTGACTGGTCAGATTGACAAGCTGTACGCCTTGGCGTCGCAGCACACCAACTTAGACGCGCAAAAAGCGTTTGAAAAAATGCTGCCTGCCATCCAAAAGATCACCGAGATGGCGAAACAGTTTGCTCCCAAGCCACAGATGACCAGCGACGACATGGTTTACATGCAAACCAGCATGGCCGAGACGCAGCGTCGTGCGGCAAAGGACCAAGCAGACACGGCATTGGCCCGCGACAAAATGCAGGCCGACGCCTTACGCGAAAACCGCTCGCAGCAGATCGAGATTGCGTTGAACGCCAACGACAACTTGACCGACGAGCGCATCAAAACTGCGGAAATCTCGCACGACGCGCAGGTTTTGCAGCACGAGCAGCAGAAAACTGCTCTTTCCGCGCTACAAGGCGCACAACAATCCCTAGGAGGCCAATATGGCGGAACGTGAAGTAAATCAATCGGGCTCTGACGTGCCCATGCACAAACGAATTGCCATGGGCCAAAGCCTAGATGGCACGAAGCTGGAGGGCGGCGGCAAGTCTCAGCCCAAGTCAGGCAACTCTGAGAAAAAACAAAGCGGTCTGGCCGCCCTGAAGAAAAAATAATGCGGTACGTTAGCGACTTTATCGGTGCGATAGAAGCTGAACAAGGACGTATTGCAGGATCGTTAGCTGTTGGCAATGCCAACAGCTACGAAGCCTACCAATATCTGGTAGGAGAGCACCAAGGGCTTGCAAAAGCTCTGGAAATTTTAAACAACCTTTTAAAGGAAGAAGACGTAGATGAGCGATGAACAACCGGTAGCTTCGAACGAAGCAGCGTTGCAGGAAGCATTTCCAGCAGTTGATCCCGGTGCAATCCCAGCAGGTGGTCGAGTTCTTGTGCAGTGGCGTGCCACGGCAGAAAAGACGACCGCGTCTGGAATCGTACTTGTTGAAGAGACCAAGGAAACCGAAAAGTGGAATAACCAAGTGGCGAAAGTCATTTCGATGGGTCCACTAGCTTTCAAAAAACGCGACAGTCTTGAGCCGTGGCCTGAGGGCAACTGGATTGAGATTGGTGACTATGTCCGCATGCCCAAGTGGGGCGGGGACCGTTGGGAAGTGCCTTACGGCGACCCAAAAGAGGGCAAAACAGCCCTTTTCAGCGTGTTTAACGACCATGAGGTGATCGCCAAGGTCACCACAGACCCATTGAAAGTGAAGGCATTCCTATGAACCAAACAGAAAAGCTTGAGATGCAGGTGGACGAGGAGAGCGACGGCTCCGCGACCGTATCCCTGCCCGAACACATGGAGTCTCCCGACGACATGGAAGATAACCGTGGCTCAAACGATGCAGCAGGGTCCGATCCGGACCGTGAAGCTATCCGAGCAGCCCGCCGGGAGGAGCGGAACCTGAAAAAACGGTTCCACAAGGCCAAAATCAACGAATCCAGCCATCTGATCAACTCGCTCAAGCGCCAGAATGAGCAGATGGCGGAGCGGCTGGTCGCACTTGAGAAGCGATCGGCAGGCGCCGACGTTGCCCGGGTAGACAAGGCCATTGAGGACGCCCAAATGCGCCTTCAGTACGCCAAAGAGCAGATCAAACAGGCCACCGAGGTGGCTGACGGGACTGCTTTGGCTAACGCTCAGGAGATTTGGTACGAGGCCCGGAACCAAGTTGAGGCCCTCAATAACCTGAAGAAAAAGGTTGTTTCCACCCCTGATCCCTCCAGTATTCCTAAGGCGGCTGACCCCCGGCTGAAGAAGAACGCCGAGGATTGGATGTCCCGAAACAACTGGTACGACCCCAACGGAGGGGATACCGACTCCCAAATCGCCATTAAGGTCGACGAGTCGATGCTTAAAGACGGCTGGGACCCAACCGATCCTGATTATTGGGAAGAGTTGGACAATCGATTGACGAAGTATTTGCCGCACCATTACAATGGGGGCGACGGTCGTTCGTCAAATAGGAGACCCCGTTCCGTGGTTACAAGTTCTGGTCGCGAATCCTCAAGGATGGCTGGCGGAAACGAATTTCGTTTGTCGCCGGAGCGAGTGCGGGCCATCAAAGAAGCAGGACGTTGGGATAACCCAACAGAGCGCGAAAAGATGATCCGCAAGTATGCAGAATATGACCGCATGAATAGGAGTTAATTATGTCAGATGAACGATTAAGAAAAGACCTCTCACTTGGTGGACGCGAGTCTCGCGCAAAGCAAGATAGTCAACGCGGTTCCGCTTCAAATGAGTTGGCAAGTCAACAGGAGCGTCGTAAGATGTTCCGCAACGAGTGGGTTCAAGAATCCCTACCGACCCCGCCTGATATTCCGGGGTTTCACTGTATTTGGCTTTCTTCCACAAACGGGTATGACCCAATCCATAAGCGTCAGCGGATGGGGTACACGCCAGTCGCCATCGACGAGGTTCCGGGCTTTGAAAACTTTAAAGTTAAAGCAGGCGAACACTCAGGACTTGTTGCTTGCAACGAGATGATTCTCCACAAGATTCCCCTAGACATCTTTCAACAGATTATGGAGGAACTTCACCACTTTGCACCTCAGGACGAGGCGGACAAAATCCGTGTTCAAGCTGAGCAACAAATTGGACGAGATAGTAATGGTCGACGTTTAGGTATGGTTGAAGGCGAAGGTATCAGTGAGCTTGATAAACCTATGCCCGTTCCGGTATTTTCCTGACGGACTTGTTAACTAACTTGGAGTAAGAACTTATGGCTTCTACATCTGCTCCGTTCGGCTTACGCCCTGCATACCATCCTAGCGGATTGGATCGTGCACAGGCGTTGGCTGGCGGTATCGTCTCTGGATATTCCACAGACATTTTGAAAGGCGCACCAATTCGCTACAACAGTACCGCTGGTACTTCTGTGGCGGCAGGTACGATCACTAACGCTGCGGCGACTGGTGTTTGGACTGGTGCATTTGCTGGCGTCGAGTGGACTGATACCACTGGTCGTCGTCGTGTTAGCAACTACTGGCCCGCAAGCACATCATATGTGACCGGATCGTGCGTTGCTTATTTCTACAACGATCAAAACATCGTTTACGAAATTCAAACCGACGCAACCATTGCTCAGACCTCTCTGGGCGGCGAATACAACTTCTCCGCTGGTACTGGCTTTACCGTTACATCTGGTTCCAACACCACTGGCCTGTCTACGACAGCCCTTGGAGTTTCTACCGCTGCTGCTAATGGTTCACAAGGTCAGATGCGTGTCGTTGACATTGCCCCTTATGCTGATAACGCTTGGGGTGACGCCTACGTTATTGTTCGTGTTGTCAACGCTTCGTCTCAGTACTTCGGTTCTGTGACAGCTATTGTCTAAGGAGTAGTTAAATGGCTGCACCAATGAGAAGTACGGACTTCCGTAGTATTGTTGAACCTATCCTCAACGAATGCTTCGATGGAGTCTATGACCAACGTAAAGACGAGTGGTCGCGTGTTTTCCGCGAGGAAAATGGTATCCCCCGTAACTACCACGAAGAGCCGGTTCTGTACGGTTTTGGCGCGGCTCCGCAGTTGCCTGACGGCACTCCGGTTTCGTACCAACAAGGTGGTGTTCTGTTCCTCCAGCGCTATGTCTACCAAGTCTATGGTTTGGCATTCGCTCTGACCAAAGTTTTGGTTGAGGACGGTGACCACATCCGTATCGGTCAGGTTTACGCTAAGCACTTGGCTCAATCTCTGATTGAAACCAAGGAAACCCTGTCTGCGAACGTGTTGAACCGTGCGTTCAACTCATCGTATGTCGGCGGCGACGGCGTATCCCTGATCAACACTGCTCACCCCATCGTGAACGGTACTTTCAGCAACCAACTGTCCACATCGGCAAACCTGTCGCAGACATCTCTAGAGCAGATGCTGATTCAAGTTCGTCAAGCAGTGGACAACAACGGCAAGCGTATTCGTCTGGTGCCCCGCCAACTGGTGGTCGCCCCCGGCAATATTTTCCAAGCCGAAGTGCTGCTGAAGTCTGTTCTGCGTGCAGGCACTGCAAACAACGACATCAACCCAGTCAAGTCTATCGGCTTGCTGGACGAAGGTGCCGCTGTTATCAGCCGTCTGACCAGCGCTAACGCATGGTGGGTCCAGACCGACGCTCCCGAGGGCCTCAAGCTCTTGATGCGTCGTGAACTGGAGAAGACCATGGAAGGCGACTTTGAGACCGATTCGATGCGCTACAAGGCCACCGAGCGTTATCAAGTGGGTTGGACTGACCCACGTTCGCTGTACGGTACTGCTGGCGTTTAATCGCTAATCGGCTTTGGGGAGAGAGCCGCTAATCTCTCCCCGCCTTTATCAACATCGGTCAAACTTTTCAAGGAGCAGACCATGCCTCAATTTTCAGACGACCTATTCTTGGGTTCGGCGCCTACCGCTATGGGTACGGCTTCCTACCCTACCAACGGAACCTACACAGGCTCTATTGCAACCACTACTCTGACCATCACTGCTGTTTTGCAGGGCGACCCAATTGCCATCGGCCAATGGGTTAACGGAACTGGCGTTACCGCTGGCACTTACATCACTGGCTACGGAACTGCCACTGGCGGCGCAGGAACCTACACCGTTAACGTGTCCCAGACAGCTTCCAGCACGACCATCTATACGCAAGGCCAAGCCATTGCTGGCGATCCTTCGCTGATGGACACAGGCGTAGGCCCACTGGGTCGTATCTATGTGTTTGATGTTGTTCCTTTGACTGCAAATGCTGCAAATATTTGCGCTTCGCAGACACCGACTGTTGCTGGTGCACTCACATTGCTGACAACCAGCACTTTGGGTGGCAAGCGCGTTGTTCGTGCAGACGGCCAGACTGTGACCCAACTGGATACCCCACGCGCTCTGAGCGTGACAACTGGTACGGGTACAACTACTAGCTCCAACATCACGATCACAGGTTGGGACCAGTACGGCCAGCCCATGAGCGAAGTTATTGCTTCGGGTGCTGTAGCGTCTACCACCACCAACGGTAAAAAAGCCTTTTACCAAATCTTGAGCGTTTCAGGTAGCGCCGGTACTACATCGACCATCACGGTTGGTACGACTCAGTTGCTTGGCATCCCTGTTCGTGTTACTAGCGGCGTGTACTTGTGTCACGTTGGTTGGAGCACTGGTTTTGCCATCGACTCTGGCAGTTTGGTTGCTGCTGACACGGCTACTGCAACCACCACCACTGGTGATGTGCGCGGTACGTTTAGCCCATCTAGCGCACCAGACGGCATCAAGCGCCTGATCCTTGGCATTATGCTTCCCGCCATCGCCGTAGGTCCAAACGCAACCCGTATCGGTGCTTTTGGTGTGAACCAAAACCTGAACTAATAGGAGAACACCATGGCTGAATTTAAACCAATGGTTAAGATGGAAACGACCGAGCCTTCGGTCATCCTGAAACTTAAAAAGGGCGGCCATGTGAACATGAAACACTCCAAAGGTGAACATGGTCACAAGTCAATGAACCGTATGGCTATGGGTGGTGCTATGCCTGACGCTGCAATCCCTACTTTGGGACCTATTGCACGCGCCATGGCCGCTAAACGCCGCCCTATGCCCCGCACCGTGGCTGCTCCTGCTCCTGCTCCTATGCCTGCACCCTCAATGGGTGGAATGATGCGCCCCATGAAAAAGGGCGGAGAGTTCGAAGGCTCTGCCAAAGATATGGCTCAGGACAAAAAGCTTGCCAAAAAACATGGCATGTCCATGAAAGCTTGGGAGAGCTCCAAGATGGACGACAAGCATGACCGCCAAGAGTCCATGAAGGGCTTGAAAAAGGGTGGCTCTGCTGGCATTAAGCTGGCTCGTCCGGGCGGTTACGCTAACGGCGGCACTGTTTCTGACAGCGTTGCTGCGGAATACAAGAACACCAAAATGCATGACGGCGACAAGCTAGATACAGCGGCAGGTAAAACTGGCGGTGTTCGCATGTCCAATGCCGGTGGGTTCAAGCATGGCGGAAAAGCTATGAAGAAGTACGCAATGGGCGGCGTTGTGGAAAATTCTCCAAGCATGCGTAGTTCATGGGAAAACCGTCCCGCTGATACGACGCCTGCTGGAAAGACCAACACCACCACTGGTGGTGTCAAGGATTCCAACGGCGGTGGCTATCGCAAAGGCGGTGCTGTAAAAAAGCACTTCGCCACGGGGGGCAGTGTTAGCACTGGCCGCGCCGTGGCAATGCCTGAAGGTCGCAAAGCTCCTTCCGCGCCTGTCTCCATTGATCGGCTCTCTGGCACCTTCAAAAAGGGCGGACGGGTAATGCGCAAGGCTGATGGTGGCGACATAGAGGACCTGAGCAAGGGAGCCTATGATGCAACCATGAATGAGCCCCCGATGGGAATGGGATTTGCGAAAAAAGTTCATGGAATGATGGACAATCTCTTTGCTTCCAAGAAAGAGGCTGGCGCAGGACGTGGATTTGTAAACCCCAAGAGTGTTACCAAGACCAAGGAGTCTGTAACAGTATCCCCGGGCAATAAACGTGGCGGTTCAGTAAAGTGCTAAATGGTGGGGGCTTCGGCCCCCGCTTCTCAAAGAATAGGTGAAATATGTCACAAATCGTTACTTACACTGGCCCATCCAGCCAGACAGATAATCAATTACGCACTCAGACATCGTCACGTTCTGCTGCGTATGATCCAGTGGACAAGCTGCGTGTATCTCAGCCTCAGGCTTTGATTGACACCGACTTTGAGTACGGCCAACAGCCTACCAAGTGGGAGTCCATTAACCTACAAAATAACCGTCAAGGTGCGTACTATATCCCTCAGGTGTATACGACTGTTGACAACTCAGCATCCAACAAAGGAATACAAACCACAAGTGCAAGCCGCACTGTTACGGTATTCATGGCAAGTACAGCAGCCTACACAGTTGGAACTCCGATTTTCATTCAAGGTGCAACAAACCCCAACCTCAATGGCTGGTGGCTTGTTACAACTGTCACTGCCAGCACTTCTGTATCGTTTTTGATTGACGCCAATGCATCGGCAACGACCAATGTGTATAACCCCGGTAAATCTTATGTTTACCCCGGATATTTTTACAGCAACTGCGGTTTTCAAGTTGGCGCAAATTGCATTACTGCTAGTGCAACAACTACTCCGCTTTGCACAACCACTTATGCCCATGGATTAAACGTAGGCGACTATGTTTACATGGTTGGTTTTGCTAGTGACACAAACGTGAACGGCGCATGGATTGTTGCCACAACTCCAACTGCAAGCACGTTTACTTTCACGACTGCGGTAGCGGTTACTAGCCCGACAAACAGTGCAGGACAGCTTAACCTATACATGCGTCCTGCTGGCTGGGTTGAGTCTCGTCCATACGACGGCGGTGTTGCGTTCTCTGCTGGCGGCACGATTACCAATCAACAGTTGATCCGTCAGACCCGTCGTTACTTCCGCTACCAGTCTGGCAAGGGCATCCAGTTCTCTACTGGCTCCGCATTGCAACCAACGTTGTTCCAGCCCGTTTTGACGGCATCTGGAACCACTGTGACGGTTACAACTTCTGCACCACATAACTTGGCTGTAGGAACAACGATTCAAGTAACTGGCGCTACTCCAACTCAGTACAACGGTACGTTTGTTATTGGTAGTGGTGGTTTCACAAAGACTACGTTCCAGTATTCAACTTCTGTAATTAACACTCCTCCTTCGACACCGGCTATTGGCAATGCCATTCGTGTGAATCCAACTATTTGGTATGGCGCACAAAATTCAGTTGGTATTTTTGATCAGCAAAACGGTATTTTCTTCAGATACGATGGTCAAAACTTAACTGCTGTTGTTCGTTCATCTACCATTCAAACGGCTGGATATGTGCAAGTAACACAGGGTAATGCAACCGTTACTGGTGTTGGAACCAACTTCACCACAGCTTTGACGCCCGGACAGTTCTGCGTCATTCGTGGTCAGTCATACCGTGTTATTGCTATTGCAAGTGACACCTCTTTGACCATTGCTCCTGAGTATCGCGGTAATTCTTATAACTCGACCAACTCACCAAACGGTGGTTACATCATGTCTGTCACCACGGACACTGTTTACCCACGTTCGACTTGGTTTGACCCAATGGATGGCACTGGACCATCAGGTTACAACATTGACCTGAGCCGCATGCAGATGTGGTACATCGACTACTCTTGGTACGGTGCTGGATCGATTCGTTGGGGCTTTAGAGGCCAAAGCGGTGCGGTGACGTATTGCCATCAAGTGCAAAACAATAATGTCCAGTATGAGGCTTACATGCGCTCTGGCAACCTGCCATCGCACTATGAGTCTTCTGGATTGACGCCTACGACTTATCTGACGGCCTCAATTACTACTGGCGACACCACAATTCCTGTGGCTGATACTTCTGCTTTCAATACAAGCGGCACGGCCAAGATCACTGGAAGCGGAACCGCTGGTGTTGTTGAGTACGTTACCTACACGGGTAAGACCTCAACCTCGTTGACCGGATGCACTCGTGGAGCAACTGGTGGCTCAGCGGCCACAGCATTTACCTATAGTGCAACGGCATTTGTAACTGTTGAATACGCTACCCAAGACTCTGTTCCTTCAATCTCGCATTGGGGCTCATCGGTCATCATGGACGGCCAGTTCAACGACGACAAGTCGCTGATTTTCAACTATGGCATGACGTCATTCTTAACGATTACGCTGGCTGGCTCTTACGCTTTGATGGCAATCCGTATTGCTCCATCGGTGGACAATGGAACAACCGACACCCTTGGTTTAAAAGAAAACATTAACCGTATGCAATTGCAGTTGGACTCGGTGTCCATCATTTCTACTGCCAACGTGTTGGTAAACTTGGTATTGAATGGTCGTATTGCTGCTGCATTCTCCGGAACTGGTTCTGTTGCATCATTTACATCGCCTCAACAGCTTGCTAATGGATTCACGTCTTCCTTGGCTCAGATTGCAGTAAATGGAGCGACCGGAACAACCGCAACTATTACTGGCGGTGAATCACTAGCGGCTTTGTATGTTCCTGCTGGTGTGAACACATTAGACTTGACCAACGTTCGTGATTTGGGCAACTCAATTTTGGGTGGTGGTGTAAATAATACCGTTCCAACAACTCAAGCTGGCTTGTACCCAGACGGACCGGACATTCTGTACGTTGTTGTAACCACAGCAACTGCGGTCAACGTCCAAGCTCGTCTGTCTTGGAAAGAGGCACAGGCTTGATATGCCAAGCAAGTCACCGGCTCAACATCGTCTGATGGAAGCAGCCGCCCATACAAAGGGCGGCTTTGGTGGCGTGCCTCAATCCGTAGGCAAAGAGTTTGCCAAGGCTGACAAGATGAAGGAAGGTGGACTGTATGCCAACATTCATGCAAAACGTGAGCGAATCGCTGAAGGCTCTGGTGAAAAGATGCGCCGAGTTGGCAGCAAAGGTGCGCCAACGGCTGACGCCTTCCGAGAGTCCGCTAAAACGGTTCAAGGAAAAGCTGATGGCGGTCCAAGCTTGGCTGTCGGACGGGGTGAAAAACTATCAACAAAGGCAGGGGCGGGGCTGACAGCCAAGGGCCGTGCCAAGTACAATCGAAAAACTGGATCGCATCTGAAGGCACCCCAGCCGCAAGGCGGAAAGCGCAAGAATTCGTTCTGCGCCCGCATGAGCGGTGTTGTGGAGCACTCCAAGGGTGATGCACCTCGTGCGAAGGCGTCGTTAAAGCGCTGGGATTGCCCCGGCTGGTAAAGGAACCTCAATGGCTTACTCTGGGACCGTCGGTCAGACAGTTATCACGGTACAGCAGCTTATCGACCACGGCGCTCGTCGCTGTGGCAAGCTGGCCGAGGAGTTGACGTCTGAGCAGGTTGCCTCGTCCAAAGAGTCTCTGTTCATCCTGCTGTCCAACCTTGCCAACCTCGGCATCAACTACTGGGCCATCAACAAGACGGTTATTGGCCTGAACGCCAATGAGTACATCTACTCCCTACCTGAGGGAGCCGTAGACGCCTTAAATGTGCTCTACAGGACGCTAAACCAGCCAACCGGCACCTACACCTCATCGGCAGGCGGAGTGACCGCAAACGTGGCCGATGACGACATCACGACCTACTGCCAGCAGTCGACCTCCAATGGCAACATTGTGGTTGATTACGGCGCCTCAGACCCGCAGTACATTGGCTCGATCGGCCTGATGCCATACGTCTCAGGCGGCGGAACGGCTACATGGAGCTACCGCTACCAGTCGTCTAATGACAACATTAATTGGACGACTCTGTACACCGCCACAGCCGTTACAGTGACCGACAAGCAGTGGATATGGCAGGACATTGACCCGGGATCGAACGTCCAGTATTACCGCATTCAGGCCTTTGGCAACACCACTTTGGCGATCCGCGAGTGGTATTTGGGCAACAACAGTCGCGAGATTGAGATGTCGCGCCTGAACCGTGACGACTACACCAACCTGCCAAACAAGAACTTCACGGCCAATCAGCCGTTTCAGTTCTGGTTTAACCGGACCATCCCGCAGCCGACCATGTACCTGTGGCCGGTGCCATCCAATACGTTCGTGCAGATGACCGTCTGGTACTCGCGCCAGATCATGGACGTCGGGGCCTTGTCCGGGCAGTTGGAGATACCACAGCGCTGGTACGAGGCCATCCTGATGAACTTGTCCCACCGCATGTCTTTGGAGTTGCCCGGTGTCGGCCTTGACCGCATCGGTTACCTCGAGAAGATGGCCGCACAGTACCTCAATGATGCCGAGTCGGAAGAGCGCGACAAGTCGCCCATCTATCTGGCGCCAAATATTTCCGTTTACACGAGGTAATCCATGCCAAGGTTCCTCAACACCGAAGGCATGTCCACGCTGGCAATTGCCGTCTGTGACCGATGCAAGATGAAGCGCCCACTGGCGGTTATGAGCTCGGACCCAAACTTCCCCGGATTGCGCGTCTGCGATCAAGGCTGCAAAGACCAGTTTGACCCGTATCGCCTGCCAGCAAGGCAGACTGAGCGTATAAACTTGCGGTTCCCGCGCCCTGACGTGCCTTTGACGGACCTTACAACACCGTCGTACCCTTACGGCGGCTATGTGGATGGCTATGTGGCCGATCCGGGATTTGGAGATTAAAAGATGGCACAGTCAACAAATTACACCCCCATATCTCTGTATTACAGCAGTACGGCTACCAATGTTCCGTCTTCTGGAAACCTTGTCAATGGGGAATTGGCACTGAACATTGCCGACATGAAGCTGTACGCCAAGAACAGTTCTGGCGTAGTGACTTTATTGGCGTCTAATACTGGCGCCACGGCCACCGTATCCAGCGTGGCGGTATCGGGCGGCACGACAGGTTTAACGACCTCTGGCGGCCCAATCACCACCTCAGGCACCATTACCTTTGCCGGGACGCTGATTGCGGCAAATGGAGGCACTGGGTTTGCTTCGTACACCACTGGTGATATGTTGTACGCCTCGGGCGCCACAACGATTAGCAAGCTGGCTTTGGGTACCACTAATTACGTTCTGACGGCTGGAGCTTCTGGCCCTCAGTATGTAGCTCAAAGCACCTTGGCGGCAGGTTCTGCAACGACTGCAACCAACCTTGCAGGCGGTACGGCAAACCAAATCCCATATCAGACCGGCGCCGGCGCAACGAGCTTTGTCACTGCACCTAGCACGGCAGGTTATGTTTTGGGATGGACTGGGTCCGCCTTCTCTTGGGTCAATGCTCCTGCTGCAACATCTGCTACAACTTTAACTGGTGGCGGCGCATACACGGTTGTGTATCAATCTTCCGCAGGCACTACTGCGTATCTGACAAACGGAACTACAGGTCAGGTTTTAACCGCAAATACTGGTGCAGCACCAACATGGACAACTGCCTCCAGCAATGCCTACACCCGAACCACATACACCGCTACCTCAGGTCAAACGAGTTTTGCTGTGACATATACCGCAGGGTATGTACAAGTGTATTTAAACGGCGTCATGCTGACAGCATCAGATTACACGGCTACCAATGGAACAACCGTAGTCTTAACTGTTGGTGCAACATTGAATGACATTGTTGAGTTTATTGCTTTCAACACCACGGCAATAAGTAACACCACCGCAAACAATTTGCTGGCTGGCACGGCAGGTCAAGTTGTTTACCAAAGCGCACCCAATACCACGGCATTTACAGGGCCGGGAACAACTGGTCAGGCGTTGATCTCCAATGCATCTAGTGGGCCAACATTTGGCACATTAGGCATTGCTGGGGGCGGTACGGGCACAACCTCCACGCAATTTGCAAATTTAACCACCAACGTAACTGGAACACTCCCAATCGCAAATGGCGGTACAAACAGCACAGCAACACCAACGGCTGGAGGTGTTGGATACGGGACAGGAACAGCCCACGCTTACACTGCGGTCGGCACAACTGGTCAGGCGTTGGTATCCGCAGGCGCAGGCGCTCCAGCTTTTGGGACTTTGGGCGTTGCTGGTGGCGGTACTGGCGCCGTTACATTGACTGGTGTCTTAAAGGGAAATGGTACAGGCGCACTCACTGCTGCTACGGCGGGGACAGATTATGTTGCACCCGGAACAGCAACGACCTTCACAGCCCTGCAAACCTTCTCTGGCTCAATCAGTGTGCTGGCAATGGCGATGGCTAATGCTGGCGAGGTTGCCACAGTGTCTGCCACGGCTGCGACCGGCACGATCAACTATGACGTGACCACCCAGAGCGTCCTGTACTACACGACAAGCGCATCAGCCAACTGGACGGTCAATATCCGGGCCAATGGCACAAATACGCTCAACTCCATAATGGCGGTAGGCCAGAGCGTTACTGTGGCGTTCTTGGTGACTCAAGGGGCTACGGCGTACTACAACAGTGCTTTGACGATTGATGGAACCTCGGTGACCCCTAAGTACCAAGGCGGTACTGCGTGGTCTGCTGGTAATGCCTCTGGCATCGACTCCTACGTCTACACCATCATCAAAACAGCCAGTGCTACTTTCACTGTCTTGGCTTCACAGACCCAATTCAAGTAAGGCTTAACCATGCCATTAATTGAAACCAAAGGCGCTGGCTCTGCGCAGGGGTTTGGCGAGTTCACAAAAACAGGCCCAAAGGTTTACATTGAAGATGTGTTTAGCACATACCTTTATACGGGTACGGGTGCTGCACAAACAATTACCAATGGCATTGACTTATCAACAAAGGGTGGATTAGTTTGGTGTAAAGATAGAGGAGCTACAACAAATCACATATTACAATACGACACATCAACTTTACTTAGAAGTAATTTAACTGATGCGGCAGTTAGTACAAGTGGTGTGTTTGTTAACGCATTTAATGCAAACGGATTTTCTGTATCTACTGGCTTAAATACTTCTGCTGCGCCTTACGTCTCATGGACATTCCGCAAGCAGCCAAAGTTTTTTGATGTTGTGACGTATACGGGAACAGGTTCTGCAACTACTATTGCGCACTCCCTTGGTGCCACACCGGGCTGCATTATTGTTAAACGTACTGATACCACAAGCAACTGGCAGGTTTATCATAGTGGATTGACTTCAGCCGCTTACAGCATTCAGTTAAATCTTACAAGTGCTCAAGCATCCGCAACAACAGTTTGGAACAGCACTGCACCAACCGCATCTGTTTTCAGTGTTGGCACTGATGCAACTGTAAATGCATCTGGTGGCACTTACGTCGCCTACCTATTCGCCTCCAACGCTGGCGGGTTTGGCCTTACTGGTGCAGACAATGTAATTACTTGTGGGTCGTTTGCTACTGATAGTAGTGGTATTTATTCTGTAACGCTTGGGTATGAACCTCAATGGGTAATGATTAAACGCTCTGACGGCACGGGGTCTTGGTTTATTCAAGACAATATGCGTGGTATGACAACTACCAATGGGCCAGCACTTTTACCAAATACTTCTGGGGCAGAAGGCACCCCTAATGACAGAATTTGCCCAAATGCTACTGGCTTTTATAGTAATAATACTGGAGGAACAATTGATGGTTCTGCAACATACATCTACATAGCAATACGCCGTGGGCCAATGAAAACGCCTACGACAGGCACAAGTGTGTTTACTCCTGTCTCTAGAGCAGGCACATCCGCTAACGCGCTTGTTACAGCAAATTTTCCAGTAGATTTATCTTTGATTGGTGAGTCTACCGGCGCTTCATATGACAAGTTTTTAACGACTGATAGATTAAGAGGCACTTCCGCATCATTAGAAACTCGTGCAACTTTTGCGGAATTTGATGCAACTACTTCTTTTCAAACAAATGCGTTTGATAGTAATGTTGCTTTAAAAATTGGAACTGGTACTGGCACCAATTCAAGCACGACCAATTATGCAAATTGGTTGTTTGCTCGTGCCCCCAGCTTCTTTGATGAGGTTTGCTATACAGGTACAGGAACTACTACCACGGTAAATCACAATTTGGGTGTTGTGCCTGAACTTATGATTATAAAAGACAGGGGTAATCACGCTAACCCATGGAAAATTGGATATTATTTATCAGCCAGTCAAGTTAAAGAAGGCTATTTAAATACTACAGCCGCATTTTTAACATACAACTGGACTAGTAGTACTTTTGCTAATGTTCCTACTTCAACTGTATTTTCACTTGGCCCTTATGGTGAAGTTAATGATGTGGCATATAACTATGTTGCTTACCTATTTGCAACATGCGCTGGTGTTTCTAAAGTAGGTTCATACACAGGAACAGGCGCATCCCAAGTAATTAACTGCGGTTTTACAGGCGGTGCAAGGTTTGTTTTAATCAAGCGCACCGACTTAACTGGTGATTGGTATGTCTACGACACAGCCCGTGGCATGGTCAGTGGTACAGACCCGTATTTGTTTATGAACAGCCTTACTGCTCAAGTGAATGCCGACTACGTCTTCACGTCCAGCACAGGCTTCACAATCCAAGCAGCAGCACCTGCGGGAATCAACGCAAACGGTGGCACTTACATTTTCCTCGCAATAGCATAAGGACACATCATGGAAATCCGAATTAGAGAAACCGGCGCAGTGATGTATGAGAGCGAGTTCCGTTCCTACCTGCAAGCCAACAACGGCCCGTCTTACGACATGCTGACCCTAGAGGTGGCCGAGGCTTTGGGCGTGGACGTGGTGCTGGAAGGCCCGCAAGTTACAGGCAACCGCTATCAATACTCTGTACGCAATGGGGTAGAGCAGATCAATGGTGTCTGGTACACCAAATACACCCTTGGCCCAGTATTTATTGATGGTGAAACCACTGCTGCTGAGCAAGAGGCTGCATACCATGCCTACAAAGATGCAGAGCAGGCCAAGGCTGTGCGTGGACAACGAACTGTAAAATTGGCAGAATCGGATTGGACGCAATTGACTGATGCGCCAGTCAACAGTGCTTTGTGGGCTACCTACCGCCAAGCACTGCGCAATGTACCTGCCCAGTCTGGTTTCCCTTGGGAAGTCACTTGGCCTACGCAACCGGAGTAACACATGAGCATCCCACGCAACCTATCTATTCTTGCCGACAACGTCAACTCGTCTGGCGTACTGGGCGTGTCAGGTGGTGGCACTGGATTAGCCACAACCCCCGCCAATGGCGCCTTGGATATCGGTAACGGCACTGGGTTCACCCGCACTACATTGACAGGTGGTACAGGCATCTCCGTGACTAATGGGTCTGGCTCTATTACGATTGCCTCAAGTAGTGGCAGTACTCCTATTGCTACAGACATTGCATTTACTGATTACACATTGACGTTGCCATCAGCAATATCTGCGTCTGTTACACAATTTCCAAATATGACTCCGATTGCACTTGATGCAACTAAAGAATTAATGCTGATTTATGGCGCAAGTTCTTTGCAAGCGGTTGTATGGGATAGCAGTAGTAGCACATTTGGAACTACAGTTCTTGTAAGAAGTGGCACGTTTACTAACATGGTTAGTGTTGCTGCCGTTTTGCTTTCCTCAACTTCAGTTTTAGTTTCATCATTACCACAAGGAACTGCCCTTGAAACAGTTGTTTTATCTATTAGCGGAAGCAGCATTACTGTAAATACAGCGGTTGCCACCACGTTAGGTGCAACTAGCAATTTAATTCTAGCAAACACAAGATTTGTTACTTGCGGTACATCTTACATATTAAATTATTATGATTTTACAACAAGCCAGCCAAGATTTAGGGCAATTACTGTAAGTGGTACAACACCAACATTGGGTTCTGAACTTGTTTATGCTGGTGGAACTGCTTATCACACTACATACGCTCTTTCTAGTTCTGTATTTTTGTCTTTGAGTGTTAGCAACACATTTGTTTATGCGTATCCTGTTTCTGTTAGCGGAACTACGCTTACGGGTGGAACTGCTGCTTCAACTGCTGCCACTAGTAATACTGCCCTTGTTTCTGGATTGCTTAGTACAAATAATGTAGCAATTTCTTATTTTTCAACATCGACAACCAATTGTAGTTGTGCTGTTGTTTCAGTAGCGGCAAATGTTGCATCTATTTCTGTTGCAGCAACAACTTTAACAGCAAATAGTGCTGCACCCGGTTTGGGAATGCAAATATTTAGTAATCAAGCATTTATTCTTGCAGGGCGTGGTGCAACTTCTCAACTTAGTGTTCTTACTGATACAGCGGGAGTTGCTACTGTTGGTACTCCAGTAACTCCAGTAAGTGTAAGTTTGGGAGGATATTTAAGTACTGGAAAAGTACTTTTAACAAGTAGTTTGGGCGCTTATCAACAATATGGAATTTCTGCTGGTGCGCCGGTTTTAGAAAAAACCTTCCAAGGTGTTTATATAGCGGCTTCAGATATAGCTGGTCTTAGTACGTATTACACATCCCCCTTGTCTGGCCCACCAAATCAATTGAGTTTTAATACAACTACTACCAATTTGCGGCTTTCGTCTGGTAAATTTTGTCAAATTTCAACAGGTGGAAATGGTTTTACTTTAACTTTTGATGGAACGTCAATTGCAAAATGGCAACAAGCCGCTTGGACTGTTTCACAAAGTAGTGGCGCATATCCTGATGCACTTTCTACTGCTACTGGTTGGGGTATTGCACCTCCATTAAGCACAACTGCTACAAGTTTAGTTCTGAGAAAGATTGTCCTATCATGAAGAAAATTGTTACTGCAACGGGTAAGTTTGGCCCGTACAAATCTATTGAAGTGCTATCAGACCGTTACCATGTTGACGGCGCTGACTTGCCATTTACCGTTATTGGTCAAGGCGAGATTAGCGATGTTGTAGATGGTGACTTTCCTCCTCCTGAGCCATACCATGACCCAGAGGCATACAAGTACCAACGTGCTGCGGCTTATCCTTCCTTCGCAGACCAGTTTGACTTGCTTTACCACGGTGGTATGGATGCATGGAAAGCAGCCATCCAAGCCGTCAAAGACCAATATCCGAAACCGGAGTAATGCATGAGCGGTGAGATCGACCCAGTGAAGTACGGCGTGCTCTGGCAGAAAGTCCAAGACCTTGATAAGAAGGTGGACAAGCTAGAGAGCGGAATGGAAGAGCTACTGGCCCTTGCCAATCAAAGCCGTGGTGGCCTGTGGGTTGGCATGGCGATAATTTCAGCGGTCTCCACTGTCATTGGCTACCTGACGCACTGGATGCACAAGGGGTAAATCTTGATCGACCCCATAACGGCCTTTGCTGCTGCCCAAGCGGCTGTTAAGGGGGTGCAGGCAGCAATCAAGCTGGGCAAGGACATCCACGCCATCACTGGCGAAGCAATGAAGTTTTTTGAGGCCAAGGATGTTGTCCAGCGGGCAGCGTCCAAGCCAAAGACGGGGTTTGCGGGATCGGACACGGCGCAGGCATTTGAGATCGTCATGCAGGCCAAGAAGTTGGATGACGCAGAGAAGGAACTGAACCAGTGGCTGGTGCTTAATGGTCATGCGGATGTCTGGCAGCAGCTACTCATCACCAGAAACGACTTGATCCG